AGGAGAAGTTGGTGTTGTCTCCCATCATACCGGTGCCGTTGGTTATAAGCTGCTCGCCCTTCGATACCGTCTTTGCGTAGGTGTTGTTAACAGTCGTGCTTATCTCGTCGGCCTTTGCAGTGATGGCGGCGTTGCGGTCTGTCTGTTCCGTCGTTATCTTGCCATCCGTGTAGCTCTTCGAGTTGGTGTAGCTGTCCGTGACACTCGCCTGTAGTTCGGAATCGGTGGCGGACAGTTCGCTCTTCGTCGCGTAGTTTTCGGTCACGCTTGCATTGAGTGCCGCCACCGTCCAGTCCGCCGCGTCGTATGACTGCGCCGAAGTCTTGGCTATCTGACAGCGCATGAGGTCGGTGGAAACCCACAGGTCGCCCACGTCGTATGGAGTGGTCGGTGTCGCGACGAACACACGGCGCTTGTGGTCTGCCGTATCCTGCGCCGCCGCCGCGTCCGCGAGAGCCTTTGTCACGTCCACGTCGGTTATGCGCTGCCACGAGTAGGTGTTGTTAGCCACCTGCCACCTGTAGCAATATCCGCTCACCGTGTCGTAGTACAGGTCGCCAAGATGGTTGTTCTTGAGCGCGGTGGTTGTCCACTCGCTCGTCGGCTCCGTCGTGTCGCTCGGGGCAACCTCGTAGAACCACGTTTGGATGCTGCCGTCTATCTGCGATTGCAGGTCGTTGATCTTAGCGCCGTTGCTCGTGATGTAGTTTGCCAAATCGTTCGCGTTGGTGTTGGAGCTGTTCTGGGCTGTGTCGGCTTTGGACGATGCGGTGTCCGCCGTGGACTGCGCCGCGCTTGCCGCGTCGCTCACCGATTGAACCGTGGTCTTGGTGGCGTAGGTGCTTGCGACGCTCGCCGTGAGGTCGCTTATCGACTTGGACGCGTTCACCTGCGTCTCGTAGGTGTTCGCCGCGTCGGCCTTGAAGGCGTTCAGAGCCGTCTCGTTGGCATCGGCCGCCGCCTGCGCCGCCGCCGCCTTGTTGTAAGCTGCTTTCGCCGCCTCGTAGCTCGATGACAAACTCACAGCAGAGTATGAATATGTGTCATCAGAAAATACGGTAAGATCGCAGGTGTAAAGCGAGTTCGTGGAGCCGCTGGAATACGTCGGTTCAGTCGATGACCACGTTCCCCCTGGTGGGTTTGCCGTCGGCTTTGCGGGCGTGGATAGCGTCGAGGATTGCAGCAAGTAATACCGCGTCGATGACGATACCGCCGTGAGCACAGCCACCGTTATGCTGCCCTGTGCTTTGACGGCCATAGTTTATCCCTCCAACTTTGCAACATAGCTAGCTTTGCTGGTCACTGTCCCAGCAGAGATTGAGAGTGTCTGACCTGTGCCGACGGGGGTTGTTGCTCCATCCTTATACCAATTGATCGTCCCTTGGCTTGCCAGAGTTGGAGTTGTACTAGACGTAAGTTCGGTCGCGCCCTTGAATACATGCGCGGTGAATGTGGTGACGATGGACGAGTTTTTGAAAATAGTTCCGGCGCTCGACGTAACGACAAGCGATAAAGCATCGGCACCCGCTGCGCCTGTAGCCCCCGTAGCTCCTGTGTCGCCCTTTGCGCCCGTGCCGCCAGCCGCGCCCACAAATGCGATCGCGAACGAAAACACCTTGTTAATCGTTACATCGCCGTCGGCGATGTAAACCGGGATTGTCACCGTTCCTGCCGTCGTTACCGCCGTGCTCACCGTGATAGTAAGCGTGGGTTCTGTCGCGTCTGTGTCTTTGGTGACAGTCACACCCGTAGGCGTGGTCACCGCCGACAAATCGACGCTCGCGGCAATCTGCGTTGCACCGCGCATGGCGATAATCTGCGTGGTAGTACTACCTGCCACTGCTGCCGACGTTGTGCCGGGGAAAGTGTGCGCCTCGGACGTGAGGATCACGTTATAGGCATCTGTCACATCGACTATATCTATTTGTCCTACTGCTTTAACGGCCGACATCTGCGATCCTTTCTAATCTGTTTCCATGATTGCTTCAAAACTTGTTCTTTCATCCACGTCTTCCGGTGTGATTGCCAGGCTAAATCCGTTGTTCGACAATCTGCTATCCGTTGAGACGATGGTTCTCCACTCGTCATCGGTGTTTTTGCGCCACCTCCACTCGATACGTGCCGTATGGCCAAACGCCGCTTCTAGCGCGGCTTGGGTTTCGATCCGTGTGCCACCTGGCTGAAATACCGAGACGTTTAACGATGTCGCGATTGCATTGTCTTTGAACACGGAGCCGTGCGTGGAGGTGATGGTGATGGTCGCTGCGTCCTTTGCTGTTTTTGCAGCCTCGATTGCGGTCGTTTGCGCCATGCTTACGATGCCTTTAGTGCGGTCGCCGCCGCCTACCACCCCCGTGACGGTGGGCGAGTTGGAGACTATGGTCACCTGCACCGAATCGCCTGCGACGACGGCGCATGTGGTCGGCACGGTCATCTCTTCTCCATCGAGATACACGTCCACCGTTCCGCCTGCCGAGTCCGACCGCGCCATCGCCGTCGCCGTCGTCGTCTGCTGCTTGACCGTCTCGCGCTTGAAAAGCTTCTGAGCGATGTCGATATCGTCCATCCGCTACACCTCCTTCGCCGTTATCTTCTCGGTCATGTCGTGCAGGTCCAACTCGACGTTGCGCACGGCGCACTTCACCGGGCCGTCCCCCATGTCCAGCGTCACCGCGTCTCCGCCTTGCAGCGGGACGTAGCGCGTGGTGAACGAGTGCTCCACCGTCGCCGCGCTGTCGGACGACAGGTACGAGCCCGCCAGCGACTGCGCCTGCGATTGAGACGTCACGGACGACTCCGAGTGGAGCACTCCGACCATCCGCCCCCTGCGCGACGATGACGTGGCCGAACCCGGTCGCGCGTCCGCATATGCGGTGTACTCCGAGTCCCCGTCCTTTCCGGTCACGATAGAGCGCCCGGCCGACGTGCGCGAGCTGGACGACTCCGAGATGCCGCCGCATACCATGGAGTCGTCGTCGGAGAACGCCCATATGGGCGTCTTAGCGGATGGGTTGACGTATCTTGCGACGACGAGCCTTCCGTGGCCGTCCACGTCGAGGCGGTTCCCGCCGGTCGAGCAGATGTCGAGGAGTATCGAGAGCACGGACGTCCCGACGTCGTAGACCGTGGCCGAGCCATACCGCCTGTCATATGCGTCGGGCTGCACGCGGTACGGCCTCCCCGTCCTGCCGAGCAGGTCGTCGGTCGCGGCGCCCGTGTACCGCCCGTCCGGTATCGAGTAGTGGAACGGGAGCAGGTCGTCCTCGATGCCGTATATCGCCGATTTCAGCTCCACGGTGCCCGACCTCACGCCGTTCGATCGGTCCGAATCGTCGCTCCGGACGAAGAACGTCCCGAGCTCTCGCGAATACCCCCACGCGTCCACGTGGTGGACTATACGCACGAGCGAGTCTCCGATACCGGTCTGCCCGCATACCGCCAGCGATGCCGAGATGCGCTCATCTGTGTCGTATCCTATCGTGACAGACGAGCCGTCAAGCTTCACTCCGTCGAGCGTGCCGCGCACCGATTCTATGTCCATCGGGTCGATGAGCACGAACTCGAACCGGTCTGACCTGCGCGTGTCCGTCCATCTCGTCACGACTGCTCCTCCATATCGATCGAAACATCGTCTGACGACACGCCGTGGTCGAACGACACCTTCTTCACCGCCACCGGAGACGTGAACCCGTACGGCGTTCGGAACGTCGCGTAATCGCATGTCGAGAGCGCCTCGAAATCCGGCACGTCCGCCCCCGTGTCGCCGTGGACGGCTGTCCCGGACACGGATATGGAACGCTTGGACACGTGGTTGAAAATCGTGACGCCGAAGTCGCTCCCGTTCGGCTGGACGGTCGTCGAGTCGCGTTCGAGCGAGTGGGATTCAGACGGAGCCGATCCGGAGCCGTAGCGCAGGAACGCGTGCCCGCCGTCCCAGTTCCACACGCAATCGCTGCACGAGATGGCATCCGGACGGTCGTCTCGAACCCCCCACGTCCCGTCGGACTTGCGAGCCGATATGAATATGTGAGGAGATTCGTTCAGAGGCGGCGCGAGAACCCATGTCGTTGACGTCGAATGCTCGGCATCCACGAGGTCAGTCCTCCCGTCGCGCGTCCTCTCCATCCAGACGGAGCATCCCGCATAGGCGGGCAGCGTCACCTGTAGCAGCTTGCCGTCTATCTCGCGGTACGTGGGAGACAGCGATATTCCGCCGTCCGCATCGTGCGCGACGGTTCCGGAGAGCGCGTACCCGTAGAACGTTCCGTCGAGCGTCGAGAACGAGAACGATAACGATATCGATGCCCCGTCTGCCGGAGTTGACGCGAGCGATGACGGAGGGACGGTCACATGCCCGGACGCGGGAAGCCCGTCGAACGACAGCCCGTCGAACAGCGTGCTGCCTCCGACGGACGCCGACAGCGACGCTATCGAGTTGCCTCCGCGCGTCCAGTCGGTCGAGTACCCTATCGTGAGGCCGTCCGGCCCGTATCCGACTGCCCCGAGCGTCACGGTCGGCATCCATACGACGCTCGTCGTCTCTGTCGCGCACCCGCCGTGCGCCGCACCGTACGCGTGGCCGGTCGCGTCGAACCTGCGCACGCACACCTGCATCTCCGAAGAATCGTATGCGGTCAGGTCGTATCCGCACGAGATGGCCGTCGGGCAACGTTGGTTCCCGTTCGGCTGCGACGACGAGAACGATGCAGACCACGGGTCGCCCCATCCGAACTCCGCTGTTGAGCCGGACGGAGACGTCCAGCTCCCCCATGCCGTCCACGAGTCCGTTCCAGACTTGCGGAACCGTCTCCGGTACCGGAGCTGGAAACCGCCTGACGCGCACACGAACGACGGGTTCAGCGTCGCCGACGCGGATTGCACGCTCATCGCACCGGTGGTCGGAGCATCGCCGTCCGCCGACGACCTTCCGACGGAGCACGGGACCGGGAGCGCCGATGACAGATCGGAGTCCCTGTGGAACACCCATCGCTGCGCTGCGTACCCGTCTGCGGACCCCCAGTCGCGGTAGAGCCACACCTTCGTCATGTCTGCGGACGATCCGCCGTAGCAGTCCATGACGACTGACGCGTCCTTTCTGGACGATATCTTGTAGAGCGGATATTCGGTGCCGTTCACGGTCTCGGTATCTCCGGTGTCGGAGACCGTCCACATCTGCCCTGCCGCGTTGTCGGCGTACGCCGTCGGGTCCCATCGCCTGAACTGCGTGACCGAACCTCCGGACACTGCATTGCCCGAGTAGGCTTCGAGCACCTTGCCTGATTTGAGGTTCGCGAACTGCCTGTAGGACGTCGAACCGACGGTCACTGTCGAGACCTGGAATATCTGTGCCAGAGTGTCGTTGTCGTGGATGAGCCACACGCACGCGTTGTCAGATGTGGACCCGTTCTCGATGTCCCATCCCTGCCCAGCCTCGTCGGCGTCGGCCAGCCACGTGTTGACGCGGTAGATTCCATCTTCGAGCGCCATGCTACATCGCCCCCAAGGTGACGAGCCGCTGAATGTAGTTCTTCGTCGCGGCCCCGATTGCGGAGTCGTCGTTGTAGGTGATGTCTCCGATGCGGATGTTGTAGACGACGTCCCCGAAAGACTCCATCTGGTCTGCGAGCGTCTTGGCGAATGGCAGCGAGTACTTGCGGTTGGTCAGCGGCACGATGGCCTCCGCGCCGTCCTCGCCCACTATGTCAAGAGGAACAGCCCTCGTGGCTATCGCACCGGAGCCGTGGTACCGGTACCCGCCCGCCGCGTTCAGCCTGAAACCGCCAGCCGCGTTCCCCGAAGAGCCGGAGAAGAACTCCGACACGGTCTTCACGATGTTGATCGTGCCGGAACCCACCCAGTCTGACAGGCCGCTCTCGTTCCACTCGTTCTTCTTTTCTATTCCGTTGCTCATATAGTCCGTGATGTCCCCGGAACCCTGCTTGTGCTGCAACGTCGAGCTGTTCCACGTGTTCAGGTTCTCCTGCGACGCCGGAACGCCATCGTCTATCCACGCGTGGCCGTTCTTGTCGTACAGGGAGGAGTCGTTCCATGTCCACAGGTTGCCCTGCGAGTCGATGAGCGACGTTCCGTCTATCGCGGCGTTCCCGTCCTTGTCGAGCAGCTCCGAACCGTTCCACGTGTATACCATTCCCTGCGCGTCGCTTAGCTGGAACGAGTCGATGTTTATGCTCCCGTCCTTGTTCGCTATCGGCGTCATGTTGTATGCGGATATCATCTTGGACAGCGACTCGATGTCCCCTCCGCAGCTCTTGAGCATCTCGTTGAAATCTGCGGACGATATGTCCTTCATGTCGTCGGCGCTGACTCCGGCGTCCATGAGATTCGACGAAAGCTCGTCAACGTTCAGGCCCATGTCGTCTAGCGTGCCGGCCACGTCGGACCCCATGGACGTTATCTTAGCGGATATTGTGCTTGCTCCGCTTCCAAGCGCGACCATCGCGTCGTACGTGTCGCCCATCGCGTCGGTGGCGTAGTCGTACTTGTCCTTCGCATCGTCTAGGTACTTGTTCGCGTCGTTGAGCTCGGAATTAGCCTTGGCCATGGCGTCGTAGTCCGCCCACCACGGGTGCGCGTCTACCTCCGCATTGGCGTCGTCGTACTTCTTCTGCGCCGTCGCCTGCTCGTCCTGTGCATTCTTGAGGTTCTTCAGGTCGTCTATCTGCTGCTTGTAGAGGTCCTTGTAGTTCTCCTGCAAGGCTTCCGACTTCAACTGGTTGATTCTCGCGTCGATGTTGTCGTTTATCTTGTCGGTGTTCTCCTGTATGACGCCGTTCTCGTCCGATATCTTGCCCTGCGCGGCGTCAACCACCTTGTACTGCGTTCCGCAAGCCTCGTTGACCCCATCGACGGCTATCTTAAGCTCCGCCTGCTTGGTCGTGCTCAGGTCCGACTTGTCGGCGTACTCCGCTATGGTGTCGCGGTACGTCTGCAACAGCCCGACGTTCGATTGCATTTCGGACGTGCGCGAGTTGATCGAGTCGACGAGGTTCATGTGCGCCTGCGTCGCGTCTTCCAGCCTGTCCTTCACGTCGATGATGCTGGTGGCGCTGTCCCCGACGGACCTGTTCAGGCTATCGTATGCGCCAGCCGAGTCCTCGACGGGTTCTATCGACCTCTCGACCGCCTCCGAAAGCCCCTCTGTGGACTTCCTGTAATCCTCGGATTTCTCGTTCGCGTCCATCACGGCGGACACGATGAACCCGATTGCGGCCACCGCAGCCATGATTCCGAGCACGAGCGGTCCGCCCATCGAGCTTCCGAGCAGCCCGGCTATCTTTCCGCTGGTGCCCATGGCCTTCGAGAGGGTGCCGAGCGAACTGCTCATGGTCTTCGCGACTCCTCCGAACGCGCTTAGCACGCCAGACGTTCCGCTCACCGCTCCCGACAGCGCGTTTATGCCCTTGAACGCACCGGCAAGCCCGAGCAGACCGGCTATTGCGGGGCCCGACTTCGGCCCGATCTTCTCAACCGCGTCGAGCATCCCGGTGACGGCGGGCATCACGGTTCTCGACAAGTCGCCCGCGACGGACGATATCGTTCCCCACGAGTCGCCCATCCACCCCATGAAGTCGTCGATGTACGGCTTGAACGTGCTCACGGCGTCTCCGACGGAATTGAGCGCGCCCTCGAACGCCGTGCCGACTCCATTCGCAGCCGTCTTGATGGTGTCTGTTCCGATCGAATCCAGCACGTCGGCGAGTCCGCGCGTTATGTGGGTCTTCATGTTCTCGAAGCTGGTCTGAACTCCGCCAGTGGCGTTCTTCGCCTGTTCGGAGAAGTTCGTGAAGCTGTCCGTGCTCGTGGAGTCCATTTCGACCATGGCGTCCATTAGCTGCTGCGTCGTGATGGTGGCTTCCGCTCCGCCGCCGCCGAGCGCCGTGTAGAGGTCGTCTGCCGACGAACCGGCTCCGAGCATGTTATCCGCGAGCTGCTTCATCTGCCCGGGCATCGCGGTCGTGAGCGAACGCCAGCTTTGCAGGTCAGGAGTCCCTCGGGAGAGTATCTGGCGGAACTGCTCTGCCGCGAGCGACGCGTTCCCGGTGGACGTTCCGGATGCGAGCAGCATGTCGTTCAGCGCAAGCCCGACGTCCGTCGCCTCGCTGAGGTCGCCCGTGATGGCGGATATCCCCTGCACCGTGGAGGTCATGTCGTCCAGCGCGGTGGGCAATCCCGTCAGATGCTCGCTCATCTTCGAGATGGACGACTGCGCGTCGTCCGCCGAGTATCCGAGCGCCTGCATGTCGCGCGGGTAGTTGTTCAGCGTGTCCATACGGGATGCGGCACCGCTCACGGAGGACGATATCATGTCCATGGCCTTCGAGGTGATGGCGCCGAAGACGCCCATGAGCGCCCCCGAGGTCGCAAGCCCTTTTGTACCGGTCTCGAAACCCTCCGAGACGCCGCGCCCCATCTTCACGCCGGAGGATGTGGTATCGACGCTGCCGAGAGCGTCGTTCACGGACTTTCCCAGGTTCGAGAACCTGGGCGATACCGTCATGTATGCGGTACCTATGTTGGCTCCGGACATCAGACATCCTCCCATTTCGTGTTCTTGAGTTTCGCGGCCACAGACGCGGCTCTCTCCTGTGATATGGCCTGTTGTCTGGCTTTGCGTCTGGCATCACCGGGACGTGGTATCGGCGCCGGTGCGTACTGCTTCGGCCCTGCATATCGCATCAGACGCCAGTTGATGATGCTCAGCAGGTCGTAGAGATTAGCCGATTGATGTTCTGCGATGCTCCACGCATTAGCTGGATTCAATGCGGTCATGTATGCCGTTCCCGCCCCGAGCGTGAGGATCAGGTCGATGGCTTCTTCCGCCTGCACGTCATCGTATGAGACGCCGTATGCGGCTCGGAAATCATGCCTCAGCTCGCGGATATGCCCATCTTCGAGGCGCGCGAGCGTCAGAAGTTTTTTAGGTCGTCCGATTCCATGATGCGCGCCATCGAAAGACCCAGCGCATCGACATCGATTGTCCCATCATCGTCCGTGACACGATTGTAGAGCGCCTGCACCTGATCGTCGCCGAGAAGCAGGAATAGCAGTGCTTCGGCATCTGCATCCGTCATGGGGCGTTTCGCCACGAGGTCGGAGACGCGCTTGTCATGGAGCCGCTTGATCGGGATGGTGACGGTCATGCCCAGCACATCGATATCGGCGGTCTTCCCGCGTTTCTTCTCGATCAAATCCACTTTCGTAGCTATGGTCTTCTGACCTGACGTATCAATCCCCAGTGCCGTGGCGTATTCGTCGAGTTCGCTTTTGGACATCTCCATCATTGCTTCGTGTCTCAATTCCTGCCTCCAAATGGACAGCGGCCCCACATGGGGGCCGCCTCGGTACTATCATGCTTATGCGCTTGCTTATGCGTTTGCTGGTGCTGCGAAATAGATATGCCCGGCGCTGTTGTTGCCGTTGTCGAGCAGCTTGATCGTCATGCCGTAAGAGAGCAGCTTGCCCTTCTGGTGATCGACATCGTCCCAGTCAGAAGCCTTGGCGCGGTCGAAAACAGTGCGGCGTTTCGTACCGTCGCTCATGAGTTCTTCTGCGACGATGATGCATTCCGGCTGGTCTGCGTTCGACATGTTCACGCTTTTCAGCGCCGACGTGGTAGCTTCTACTTCGACGTTGGAATCCCCATAGACGAACTTCAGCAAAGGGACACGTTTAGCCTCGATAAACGTCGTTTTGAAGCTCCGAGATTTGTTCCCGCTGACCGACAAGACGATGTTTCCGGCCATATCCTTGAAGTCGTTTGAGTCTGCTTTGGTGGATTCGGTAAATCCATCCTCGCCGATATCTCCGAGGCTTTCGTAGGCAGCTTCGAGCGCGGTCGATGCATCGGTCGGCAACGCCGTGCCCTTCGGTGCTCGAAAGATGATGCCGCCCGTAGATACGGGTTGCGACACGGAAATATTAGCGGTGTTGATTGCGCTTTCCGTCATGTTTTACTCCTTAGTATTCGTATGTTGTGATGATGTAGGTGGATTCGTAGCGTTCGCGACCGCTGGCAACGTCCGGGTAGTGAACCGATATGTTGTTTGGTTCGACGTTCGCTATACCCTGCTCGCAAGCAAAATCACGCTGCATGAGCTTGTCTCCCGCGTCTGCTAGGTGCTCTGAATCGCTGCGCCCATCTCCCCAGTAGTCCACGACGACGGTTACTGACCCGTGAATCGGTGATTCCCAGTTGCCGCCAGTGCGGTCGATGACCGCGAAACGTGCCGGCGGGTCAGCCGGAACCGAGACGTAGCAGGGTGCGCCTAGCTTGTCTTGCAGATACGCCCGAAGAACGCCCTCGATGTTGAGCATCAGACCCCACCGGCCTTCTGCAGCGTGTGGTTCTTCGAGTTGTCGAGGCGGCCGATATACGATGCAGTAGACACGTTGGATATGCCGACATCTGAATCAGCTCCCCTATGTGCCACATAAGCAGGAAGTTCGAGGCGTTCTCCATGAAGCATGTTCGCTTCAGCCATGCCGTTCGCTTTTGCAGCGATTCCATCCGCGATTTTCTTTGTTGCCGCGAAGCATTCAGGCGTGGAAAAGGCCGCTTTGATGCCGCTAGGATTCGGCACGAAACGAGTGCTCATGAGACCTCCTTCGCCGACGCGATGCCGTTCCACACGCCCGGGGTGTCCGCTTCGATGTATCGGCGAATGTCTCCGATTACCGAATAGGTATGGCCGCCATAGGCAATGGAGCAACCACGCAGACTTTCCGCGTATGACTTGGGAAAATGGAAATCAGCATCAACTTCGATGTTCTTCAAGCGAAGTGCATCGGATAGGTTCGAGGCCGCCGTGGGGTCGAAAAGAACGTTGTCCACGGCCTCGTCTACAGGCGGCCCGTATACCGGTTCGCCCATGTCGTCGGTGCTCGTTTGTGTTCCCGGATGCGAGACGGTGACCGTGATTCCATTGATTAGCTGCATCAGGTCACCGCCCTATCAGCTGCCGTGCTTGGCCTGATACATGCCGCGCCCATTCCACTGATCCCCAGCAGATCGTTATATTGCGATTTCCAGTACAGATCACCTGTTGGGTTCGCGAACGTCGCGTTTGCCGAATATGGCCCACCAGTTTGCGAGAACGCCGTCACGGCGGGGCCGTCCCCTGCGGCCATGGCCGTTTTCACCATGTCGCAGGAGACGTATTTCGCCGCTGGTTCGAGAGCGTCGGAAACGGTGCACTTCGAATCGACGAACAGCGCCGCATAGTCCAGCAACGCCGTGGCACGGGTCTGTTCGGAAGCATTGAGCGTGTGCCAATAGGCTTCCACGTCGTCGATAGTCGCATATGCCATGACGCACTCTCCTTATTCGGCTGTGGTCTTCTTAGGCGTCCTCTTTCGTGGCGCTGCCTTCTTAGGCACCGCCTTTTCGTGGATATCCACGTATTCGGGCAGACGCTCCTTTACCTGCTCGGCGCGTTCCTGGTCTGTCTCGTAGGACGTACCGGGTTCGCGCTGCACGTTTTCTACATTGTCATGCCACGCACCGGGAGCGTTTTTTTTGGTGGTGACGGTATAGACAGGCACTAAGCCGCCGCAATCGTGGACTTGACGATACGGTCGAGATACTCGGGAAACAGCCCGAGTCCGGTGTACGCGACGGTCTCGAGCGTGGCGTTCTTGAGCACGGCGTCATGCGCGACGGCGATGAGGCCGGTCTCGTCGGAGTACATCTCGAACCCGGTCAGACCGGCAAGGTCGGCGTTGTAGAGGTTGATGTTCTCCTTTGCGGTGGCGTAGATGCTCTTCGCGGGCACGTCGGATGCCACGATGACAGTACCCAAACCGAGGAAGTTCTCGATGTAAGAGAAGCCGAACGCGGTCTGCAACGTTACCGCTGCGGTGCCGAGATAATCGGCGATGTCAAGCGGGTTCACGAAGTAGACGGGAGTTGCGTCGTCATCCTCGAACTTGACGTCGAGAGCCGCCCATGCGTTCGCGAGCGCCTTCTGGAACGTGGTGCCGGTCGCGGTGCCGGTGCCGGTTCCGAGGAACGTGTAGATGCTGGTGCGGATGCCCTTCTGGATGTCGCGCACCATCTTGTTGTCGGTCGAGGTCACGGCCTGGTCGTATCCGCGAGACTGGATGGCCTCCATGGAGGTCGCCTTGCGGAACTTGCCGTACGTGATGGTGGGAGTTGCGGCGACCTCGTTTGTGTACTCGCTCAACGGGATGGTGTCGCCTTCGGCGACGTTGGTGTCGAACTTGCTTGACACGTATCCCCACTTGAGGGTCGAGCCGTCCGAAACGGAGCCTGTTTTAGCCCATGTCGGAGCCGACGAGCCGGACGTTCCCGCCGTGGTGACCTCATACACGTCGAATCCGACGACGACGCGGTCGCCCGCTGCGTATGCCGTGGATGCTTCCCACGTGCCAGCTCCAGCCGCTGCGTTCTGCAGCGTGCCGGAAGTCTTGTAGATCTTCAGCTGCGTGCCGGGTGCCATGGTGATGGGCTGGACGATTCCCAGCACCTCCATGAGCTTGTTGATGTTGCCGTCGAACTTGTTCACAAATTCGACGTCCTGCACGCGTGCGAGGTCTGCGAACCCGATGAGTCCTGTTTCTGCTGCCATTGTTTTTCTCCTTACTTGAACAGGTCGAGATGGGCGGAAATAGCCGCTTTCCTCTCCCGCTCGTTTTCGATTGCTAGAATTTGGTCTTTCGTCATCGTTGGCGGATTCGGCTTTCCCGCTTGGACAGACGGATATGCAGGGATGCCGGCTTTAATCGCTTCTGCGTTCGCCGTCATTTCCTCTTCGTCATTGCCGGTCATGCGCGACAACACAGACGCGGGGACGCCCGTTTCGGTGCTTACCTTGTCGATGATTTGCCGACGCTCGGATTCGGCTTTGAGCGTTGCAGCCTCGGCCTTGGCCTTTTCGGCCTCTTCCTTGGCTTTTTCAAGCTCCGTTTTGTTAGCCTCTTCCGTTTCGTCGTATTTCGCGGCCTTCGCCTTTAACTCCTCGTAATCGCTCGGTGCCTCATGCTTCACGTGGGCTACGCGCTCGCGGATCATGCTTTCCACCTGCTCTTGCGTGAATGTCTTGGGTTCGGTCGGGTTCGCTGCCGGTTCGGCAGGGGTCGGTTCTGTGTTCTGTTCGGGCATCGTTCGCCCCTTTCTCCCGTCTTTCCGGGGTGTATGGCGGCTTTGACCGCAACCGCTGCGTGCGCCCGTTTTCGGGCATGAAAAAAGCAACCCGTAGGTGGCCTGATTCCTGGAATATGGTGATTGCTACTTGTTAATAACGATTAATTCTTTCTCGACTTTCACGGTAGAGAGACCGTCTTCTGGAAGCACCTCGAACGAGATGTTCAATCCGTGCTCGGCGATGTAAACCGAATCCATGTCACCGATTATCGCTTCTGCATTGAGAGCAATGTATCCGAGGGTCTTCAGAAGATCGGCAAGTACCTTGTCCATCAGTTTCCTGTTGTCGCATATAGCCATGATTCCTCCTCTAGCTCAATCCGTACATCTCGCGCATCTGCGCGGTGATCGCGTGGAGCCGGTAGTTGTTGTATGCGTCCTTCATATCGCGTGTCTCCTTGCCGTACGATGCCTGTTCCTGCTTCGTGAGGCCATTCCAGCTTGCCCGCGTTTGCGAATCAGGAATTTGCTTAGCAGCCTCGTCGTACTGGTCGTACATCTCATCGGGGTCGTAGCCGTCGAGCGACGGGTCGTCGTCGAAACAACTAAGAGCGACACAGTCACATTTATCATGGTATCGACCCATGAGCGACTTGAAGAGCGCCGTCTGCTCGGAATGGTAGACGAAGCCGCGAGACGCAAGCAGCATGCAGAACGCACACGTGCTCTTTCCGGTCGGAACCCTCGCCCATCGCACGTTGTCTCGCGCTGCGTTGTTCATCATGGTGTTGTTCGCCATACGCGACACATGGCCGTAGACGGATTGCGCGATTCCTGCGCCCACCGACGAATCGACCGCTTGGCATTTTCCATCTGCATCCGTGTTCCACATGGAGCGCGAGGCATAGGCTACGTTCGCGTCTGTCTGCGCCCTTGTCGGCATGTTCGCAAGAATCGCATTCGGGACGTTCGCGCCTGCTTCGCTTGCGAGCTGGTCATAATAACGTGCTGATATCTCTGCGGCGTTGTCACCGTATGTGGTAACGCAATCGTAGGCGTAATCTTGCAACATCTCTTTTGCGAACCCACGTGATTCAGCCGTGTCGCCGTAATCGAGCTGTGAAGCAAAATCGTTGATCTTGGCCATGGCTTCGTTCGCTTGCGCCTTGATGAGCGCGTCGTAATCATCGAACACCTTACGATCCATTGTTCTTGCCTGCCATTTCCGCCGCCATCTGCTCTATGCGGCTTCCTGCCGCGTTCCTGCGCTTGTCGGACATGAGGCGGTCGATGGTGGCCGCATCGAGTCCCTGACGCTCCCAGAACACGCGAGAATCGGTTAGCCATGAACCCTGCACGACAGCACCCGCGAGCTTCGTCCATGCGTCCGCTTGCGCTGCATCGGACAAGAATCGTTCCGGCTTGAACATCGCCGTGATGTCTCTTTGTTCGTCCGTGAGCGCATCCGGTGTGGTGTTTCCTGCCACCGCTAAAGCGAGACGGCCAATCGTCGCCAAGGTGTTCTTCGCGTCATCGTCCATATCCTCGGCTGCCGCGACAAGGTTCTCCGTTGCGGCTTCGGCGCTGTTCGTTGACGTGTAGGTGGTGGACGGCACGCCCAGCATCTCGATGGGAATGTCGGTCTCGCTGCTGAATTCAGCGGCAAGCGAATCGC